GTTATAGACATTCAGGGCATAGCGTTTCTTGGCCACCCAGAGTCCACGCGTGGCAATGGCTTCTCGCTTGAACCAAATCTTTTGCTCAAAGGCACGGGTATAATCGGCCATGTCAGTGCAGGCCACATCAATGGCCTTGGTAATTTTATCCTCACAGATCTGATCCAGTATCTTGACAATGTCTTCGGTAGACTTGTTGGCATAGAATTTCTTCACCAATGGATCCAGAGTAATGTAGCAGCTGTCAGTGTCTGAATAGAAACTGTACACCACTCCCTTGGTACCACAGATCTTGTTCAGGTATTCATCCAACGCTTTCCCAACTGTTCGTATAATGTACTGTCCAGTGAGGGTAATTCCCTCGGCAATGCGGTCGTCAAAGTATCGGAAGTAGTAGTTGGCCCAGGCGCCATACAGGCTATTGAGCTGGATCTTTCTGGCCATCTGGAAGTTGTTGTATTTGCTGATATCATTCTGATAGCGGGGATCTTTTGTATCTTCATATTTTTGCTGTGCCTGGATCATGAGCTTTTTATAGTCTTGCCGATCTTTGAATAGCTTGGCAACAATCTCAGGGAACAATCCTTTCTTATCGCGACGGAAGTAATAGCCATTGGCAGTCATGCACTGATCAATGGTCACATCCTTGGCCAACAGACGATCCACCTTGGCTGGCATATCATCGCCGGTAACCAGGGTGTTGACCTCATCCATGAGAGTTTCTGGGCTCATGTTATACTGCATGATGATGGACGGATACAAGGATGTGGCATCGAAACTTACCACCCAATCATACTGCCCAGGTACAGGATCCTGCACAAAGGCACCAACAATTGAACGATCTGGTCGGGAATTGTCACGGGGATGTACCACGACATTCTGATCCCAGCAGTGATTGTAGAGTATGCAATCCCAGGTACGAACCGCAGAATAGACATCGGCAATGTTGCACTTGGCATCATAGGCCATGGTCAGGGCCAACTCAATCAGCTTCATCTTTTCTTCCAGCTGGTTGACTCGCTGTACGTCAATGCAGTTATATTCAACGAACAGATTCCAATCCCTGGTATAGAACTCTTTGAAGGTATTGTGAGGATTTTCCAGCTTACCAACACCCAGCTCCAGTTTACAGATGTGATCCAGTTTATAGCTCTCGGGTGCATTGTAGGTAAACTTTTTATACAGGTCCAGATAGTCCAGCTGAGTCACACCGGCAATTTCATAGGCCACCATGACCTTGTCGTTCATCTTGATTTCACGACGGCGTACATTCTTCCAGGGGCTGAGTCTTTTGGCAGCATCCTCGCCCAGAATGCGATTGATGCGATGCACCAGATAGGGCACGTCAAAGAGTCCGATATTCCAGCCAGTGACAACGTCGGGCGCACTGTGATGCCAGTAATCAAGAAATGCCTTGAGCATGCTTTGCTCATCGGGGCTACGACGATAGTCAGTCTGTGAGCCAGTGCCAGTATATGCACGACTGGCAAAGGTTGTGAGCTTCTTGGTGTTATAGTCTTCCAGAGTAATCAACAGCACTTCCTGATCTGCAGTCTCAATGTCAGGGAATCCATTCTCGGCACCAGTCTCGATGTCCAGGGAACAGATGGCCATCTGTGTCATGTCAAACTCAATCTGCCCAGGATAGGTTTCTGTGATATACTGATACTGCCAGTTGGTGTTGCCATGGATCTTCATGTTCTGCACACCCTCGTAGTTCTTGATAAACTCACGGGCATCGGCTACATCGGCAAACTCTATGAGCTCCAGGGGCTCGCCAAACAGATTGTGATACACTGTATTGGCTTTCTTGCGCTGAGATACAAACAACTTGGGCTTGAACGCTGGGCGGTGTTCAAATCGTTTTCCATTCTGAATTCCACGCACGCAGATCGTATTGCCCAGTTGTGCTACATTGGTATAGAATTGCATGAAATCTCCTTATATCTGTCTATTATAAATACTTTGGGTCTCAGAGTCAATGGCTCGGTTACCGTTTTGCTATGAACTACAATTAAAAACGGCAAAAAGGAATCATGGACCCCATCACCATTGGTCTGGCTTTTGCAGCTGCGCAGTCTGCGGTCAGTCATATCAAACAGGCTGTTGCTCTGGGCAAGGACATCAACAGCCTGGTTGGCCAATTCAGCAAATTCTTTGAAAGTTCAGATTCCATACATCGTGAACGAACAAAGTTAAAGGCCAAAGCTAATATACTGGGCAAAACAGATGCAGAACTGGGCCACGAGGCCCTGCAAATTGCCATGCACAGCGATGCTCTGAGACAAGCAGAGCGCGAACTCAAAGACATGATTCTCTGGCAGTTGGGCAAGCCACAGGTCTGGGAACAAATGATTGCTGAGCGCACCAGACTGTTCAAGGCACGCGCCGAAGCCCAACATGCAGAAGAAGAACGGCAATTGGCACACAAAAAGAAAATGGCAGATCAGTTTATCTTTGCCATGTATTTTATTGCCGGGTCCGTCATTGTATTTGCAATTGCCATGGGCGGCATTGGCATCTACGGCCAAATGGAAGAAAAAAGAATCTATGAAGAAAAAGTTGCCAAGAGACTACTAGTTCTTCGTCAGCAACAAAAAGAACGCGAGAAAAAAGAACGCGTAGAACGAGACAAAGCCGTAGGCGGAGGATAACCCATGTATTTCAACATAATCATTACAACCAACGATCTAATATTCTTGTTATCCATGATTCCATTCTTAATGGTGTTTGGCGTTATGTTTTCTGACTGGCTTAAAGACAGAAAATAATCATGTACGAATGGATCCTATTGCTTGCGCTTGCCAAAGAACCGGACGTTAAAAAATGGCCTGAGTGGCAGTGTGTACGCTGGACCTGGGCCGGAGATGTATACAACCGCAGAGTTGTTTGCTTGGAATGGCGCAAGAGGGAGAACCGATGGATCCCCTGACGCTCTTTGCGCTGGCCAATGGCGCAGTCTCTGCAGTCAAGGCTGGCTGTAAACTCTACAAAGACATCAAAGCCGCAGCCGGTGATGTCAAGGACGTACTCAAAGATCTGGATTCACAGTTCCACAAACTATATGACGGCAAGCCTGTTCCTCCCGCGGCAGTCAAACAACTCAATGAAGAAAAAGCCCGCGTCAAAGAGCTGAATCAGAAAGCCAATGCAGAAGAACACACTGGCATCTATCAAGAAATTGGCAACCATCTGGGCACCTATTATGACAATCTCTACAAGTGCCTGGCTGTGTTTGAGAACGAAGAACGCCGAAGCAAGACTGAAATTTACACCGGTGATGCCAGTCTGGGCAAACGTGCGCTACAGCGTGTGCTGATGCGCAAGCAACTGGAACAGATGGGCACAGAAATACGTGAGATAATGATTTATCAATCACCACCTGAACTGGGTGCTTTGTACACTGAAGTTGAAGAAATGATGAAGAAGCTGGGCGATCAACAAAAGGCTCTGATCAACCGACAGATCAACGTTGAGTATGCCGCATCAGTTCAACGTGCCAGACAAATGGCCAGGCTTAAAAACAAACTGTATGGTGTAGGTGGGGTACTTGTTGTACTGTTATTTTGGATTTTTTGCATGTGGTGGGTGGTAGAAAAACGCATTGAAGACTATCCTGAATACGGCACCGGCCTTGTTCCACGCCCAGTCACTGACCATGATCAGATCATTGCTGAACGCAATCGCAAATACTGGGATCAACGAGCTCGAGAATATCGCGAAAGAAAAATAGCCGATAAATAAAGTAATAGGAGATAAAGATGATAACCATAGATACAACAGCTGCAGCAAAGATCACAGATCTATATATAGATGAGAAAGATCCAACCATTAAAGCGTTAAGAGTCTTTGTACAAGGTGGTGGATGTTCTGGATTTTCTTATGGATTTACCTGGGAGTGGGAGAAAAGTGAAGATGATTTTGAATTTCCTGTGCAGGAAGATTTACAGATATTTGTTGATGCCGCCAGTATGCAATACTTGCAGGGCGCAATAATCAAATTTAAAACAGAGTTGATGGGATCAAACTTTGTCATTGAAAATCCTAACGCAACCAACAAGTGTGGTTGTGGTTCATCGTTTGCAGTATAACCATGGCATA